ATGATTTAAAAAATGCGTCAGAAGATGAAAAATTATTATTTGCGTTAAATATGGCACTGTGTGACAGTGAGGGAAATAGGACAGAAAAAGACGAAAATTACAGTTTATTGTGTGATTTACCTAACGACTTATTACAAAAGCTGTTAGAAGAAAACACCAAACTGTTGACTATGTCTGAATCTGAAAAAAAAATTTCCGCTGTCGATACGGTAGACTAATTGCAAGAGTAGCAAGGGAAATCGGGATTCCTATAACTGTGCTGTTGGAATTTCCGGCCAAAGAGATTGATATTTGGCTGGAAATTCTACAAGCAGAAAACGAGGAAGAAAAAAATAATTCAGAAAAAAACACGACTGCCGATGAGATAAAAAATTTTTTTAGGGGAAAAATAAAAAATGGCTAAGACAGTAAACTACGCTGGCACAGTGTTAGGACTGAACACTGAAAAATATACCAAGTCGCTAAACACTCTAAAAACTCAATCTGCAAGTTGTGCTAATTCTATCAAAAATTCTTTTAAAGGTATGGCCGCCGGATTGGCAGGGGCCTTTTCTGCCGTTGCATCATTTAATAAAATTGTAAATTCACTGAAAGACTATGAAAGCAAAGTGTCTAGTTTATCAGCGATTACAGGAAATATTGAAGATGCAAAAATTCTATTTAATGACTTAAATAATTTAAGTCGAAAAATTCCACAACAGTTCGATGATATTACCGCCGCCGCTGTAAATCTGAATAAGAGCGGTATTGTTCCGACAGAAGAAAACATCAAAGCGTTGTCAGCGATTGCCGTTGGAACTAATAACACTCTAGCTAGCGTGTCGCAAGTTGTTACAAGTGCGGCACTTGGTCAAGTGAAAGCCTTAAAACAGCTTGGTATTGTGGCAAAGGCTACCGGTGATCAAATTGAAGTATCGTACAAAGGTCAGAAGACTGTTATAGATAATACTTCAGAATCAATAATGAAATATGTATCTGATATTTCAAAAAATAATTTTGCTGAAACGCTAAACTTCCAAATGCGAGGTATGACCGGAGCCACAAAGAACCTATCTGATGCATGGTCAGATATGTGGACTGCAATAGCAACGGGCGATGTAGGTAGAGAGATTGCAGACAGTATCTATACAGCGTCAAGAGCATTAGACAGCTTTACACAATGGCTGAAATCCGCAGAAGTACAGCAAGCGTTAGGTGGAATTGTAAGAGCCTTCAAGGGCGCATTTTCCACTATTGCAAACGGTCTATCGAATTTGTGGCAACCGTTCGCAGATTTTTTCTCAAATTTATCTGATGCCGGAGAGAAAACTTGTAAAGCTGAAATTGGATATTTTGAGGGGTGGTTTGACTTTGTCAGATTAGGTCTTGGAGATATTACAGCACAGTTAGACACATGGTATAAACAGTTACAAGCATACGCTGAAAGGGCCGGATCTATCATAGCGCAAACTGTTCACGGCACTACATACGAGGTTATGAATCGTGCCGATTTATCCGTGAAAATGCTCGCTAAAATTAAAGAATTGGGACTAGAAAATACTGCACTGGTAAAGAAAAGCGGTAAAGTTGACCTTTCAGCTATTCTGCAACTGCCAAAGGGCCATCCACTTTTAGACTATTATATGTCTGAAAGAAAGCGTGTAACAGATGCAAATAAACAGATAAAAGATACAGAACTTGCATCAGAAGATGCGTTCCAGAAGCAGTTAGCAGATATTGAAAAAAAGAATAATGAAGAACGCAAAAAAGCATACGATGATTTGATTCAGACTAGAATAAATTTACAAAATTCTTTAAAAACAAAATCTTTAAATTATGACGATATTTTCAAAATGTCGGGAGCCGGAACTTCTGGAAGTACCGCCGCAAGTTCTGCCGCAAGAAAATTAGCTGAAGAAACTGACAAGGCAAGAAAAGCATACGAAAATTTGAACGCTGAAATTCAGCGGATGAAGTTCAATGCTTTAGACGCAATAGAGCAAGAGAACAGTACATACGCTGACAGAATGACTGTTTTAAAAACAGCATTGGAGCAGAACGCTATCACACAAGAGCAGTACAGAGCCACAGAGCAAGAACTCACACAACTACACCTCGATAAACTGTCAGAGTTATACAATGAACACTATGAGCGTGAGGCGGAGAAAAGAAAAGAACAGATTGATAGACTGCGTGAAACTGAGCGAGATTGGTCAGAGTCTACACCATTAGATGCTTTCACTGATAAACTTCAAAAGTACGGTTTAACCTGGGATAATGTTTTAACCGGAAATTTTGAAAAATCCAGATTGACCGCTACTCAAATAACCGGAGTATATGCGCAAGCAAGTTCTGCCATTGGTGGTTACATTGGAAACATAGCGCAAGGGTTCGAAAAAAATTCCGGTATGTATAAAACACTTTTCGCATTACAGAAAAGTTTTGCGGTGGCTAGTTCTATACTGTCAATATATCAAGGTGCAGCAAATGCGATGGCGGCTCCATATCCGCAGAATTTGATTGCATGGGCCGGAGTTCTGGCGCAAGGTTTGGCTTTAGTCGGACAAATTAAATCTATCAATTATAGCGGAGCATACGACAAAGGCGGCTACATTCCAAGTGGTGCAGTCGGTTTAGTGGGTGAAATCGGACCGGAACTTATAAAGGGTCCGGCAACAGTTACCGGAAGAAAAGATACTGCGGATATGTTACGACAGAACAGCATAACAGTTAATTTGATAGAAGATAGAGAAAAAGCTGGAACGGTGCAACAGTCTGAACGTGATGATCAACAGATGATTGATATATTTGTGGCAAATATCCGGTCCGGCGGTGATACTGCAAGTGTGTTAGAATCTACTTATGGCCTTAAAAGAGTGGGGTATTAAATGAGTATTTTAAGTTATCCGGTAACTTTACCGCAACCACTGCAAGAATCATACAGTGCTGATTATAAGCCGGCATTGATTAGAACTACATTCACCGATGGCAGTGCTAGACAAAGAACTATGCCATATAACGCTAGTGACTTTTCTGTTTCATGCGTGTTAATGCTTACAGGTGCGCAGTGGGTTGATTTTTGGAACTTCTACAAAAGCCTGAATTATGGCTCGGATTGGTTCACAATGAATTTACCACTAGACAATTCTGATACTGTCAATATACGAACTGTTCGCATTAAAAACGGCCAAATTAAAAAAGATTTACAGTTCCGTAATACTTCAAACTTTGTGTATAAAGTAAGTTTCACTTTAGACGTGAGGGAATAATGTATGGCACTTCAAACACTCAAAGCGTTATGGGCAAGCGGTGATAAATTCCCTATTACCACACTCACATTCAATTTAACTCTAGGCTTTAAGCATAACGGTCAACCGTGGCAGCAAGGTTATTCAGTTGAAAATAAAATTTTACGGTATGCACTGTCACAGTCTGATATAACTTTAGATGGTGAAGTTTATTCTGCAAGCTGTTTCAGTGCCGCACTGCCGGAAAGGTCAGATAATACTTTTCAAGATTTAACATTCTCAATCGGCGATGTAAACCGTGAAATTCTGCAATATCTTTCAAGAATTACGAGAAATGACCATAAAAATTTGAACTTTGTCACACTTGCACAATGGCACCCGACAACGCTACAAAAAGAATTTGAAATAGAGATGGTTATAAATTCTGTCAATTTCAGCGGTTCGGCTGCAAACTTCACCGCAAGTTTTGCGGATTTAGTCAACACGGAATTTCCACAGAAACGCTATACTGCTGAAAACGCACCGGGGATAATCTATGTGTCAAATTAACATAGATAAATATCTCCTGGCACGATATAAACAAGGTGGTAGAACTCTGCCAGATGTGGACTGTTATGGTCTTGTTTTGGAATTTTTCAAAAATGAGTTAAAAATTAATCTGCCATTGGAACAGAGCATAACCGATATATCCCAAGCACCGGAAGGCGAAAAAAATTTTAAAAAAATTGTAAAATATGCAGAAGTCACAGAAAAAAATCTTAATCGTGATAAAATTTACCTATGCGGATTTTACACTAAAAATAATTTTTTAGCGCATTGTGGAATAGTTATCGACAGAAAAATTCTGCATATAAACAAGAATGGTGCTGTATTACAGAGTATTGGCACGATTAAAAGAATTTACAGTTTATGGAGTTTAAAATTCTATGAAATTACACGTAATAGTCGCACCTAGACACGATTTAGATTTCATAATTGAAGAAGAATTTACAGAGATTAAATCAAATATTAGTGTCTATGATTTAGTT